GGTAACCGGACGACATCCGACCAACGCCCAGATGCGTATCGCGTTCAAGGCTGTGCACGAGGTCGAGCGCGAGCTGCACGTCTTCGCGAAAGAAGCGGCTAACCCGCTCTCTGATTTCTTCAGTGGCAATTCTCTCTCAAAAGGACAGAACAGAGGGCGGCAGCCTGGCGGGCAGCAGTCGCCTGGCGGGCAGCAGTCGCCTGGCGGACAAGGCGGTGGCCATCAGCCTGGCGGGCAGTCGCCGCTCGACTTCCGCGACTTCAACCAGAACCTCAAGACGAAGGTCGACAAGGCCCTCGCCAAGACGCTGAAGAACCCGGCGATCCTCGCGAAGATCTCGACGGATGCGCTACGGGCTGTCGTGGAAGAGGCGCTCAGGCTCGACCCGTCGCTTCAGAAGGCGCTCGATTCAATCGGCGGCAAGTGGGACTCCGCCAAGGATTGGATGAAGAGCAAGATGCCAGGCGCAGGTGCAGACACGCAGCGGTCGGTGCCTGGTGACGAGCTGACCCCTGAGGATATGGCCGCGGTCGGTGACCTCCCAGCCGGTGGCACCGGGCAGTCAACGGGGCCGCAGACTACTCCTGAGCCAGAGGTCGGAGCAGAGCCCGGTCAGGCTCAGCAGCCAACAGAGCCCAATCAGGCTCAGCAGCCGAGCGGCGCTGCGCAGCAGTTCGCCGAGAGCTATGCATTAGCGCAAGAAGTTGCTGTGCTGCTCCAGCAGCAGGTGCCTAACTTTTCTGTATCAGAAGGAAAGCTCAAGGGCTTCGCATCGGCGATACTCGATCCGAACATTGTGATGGACGGAGACACGCCGGCTGCTCTCGTGCCTTACCTCTGGAACTTTGCTAAGGAGAAGGGCGAACCAGTAGACGTACCGGGGTCGGACCCGATCACTGATCTGCCAGGAGCGGATACGAGGCCGGAGCAGAGCGCAATGTCGCCGGACTTCGGTGACCCGCTGTCACCAACGGACGCATTTGAGCCGACGAAACTCAGGAGCAGCCCCCCAGCTGAGCAGTTGCCGAAGGTCAAGCAGACGCCTTCGACTGAGGCCAACAAAGAGCTAACGCCGCTTGGCCAGGCTATGCCTGGGTCGGACACGTTCAAGGACCTGCTGGCGGGGCCTTCGTTTGAGGACATGCTGGCGGACCTGCCTTCGCTTAGCGAGACGATTCCGGATAACGATGAGCCCTTCGACATTGACGAGCCCTGGGCATTCAATCCGGAGCAGGCTGTCAGCGGTCTTGAGGTTCCCTCTGCGCCTCCAGTCTCTGCGCCTCCATCCAGCGCTGCCCCTGGTCGCAGGATGATGCGTGAGGATTTGTCAGAGAACACCATACCTGGGATGCCGGGGTTGGGCGCAGACATAACGCAGGAGATGCCGGCAGTGCAGCAAAGCGACCTGCGGGAGCGTACGCGGGAGATGCCGTCTGTTCAGATGGATCGAGCGCTTTCAGGTCTGGGAGATCGCGAGAAGCAGCTGCGTCGGACCATGGACCCTCCAGGGAGGCGGATTCAGGATGTAGGTGATCGCGCACGGCGGCTCGAGGAGCGCCTCGCTCCAAGACCTGGGCCAGGAGCCGGACAGCCAGGTGTTCAGCACCCAGGGCTGGGCAGAGACTATGCGCCGGCGGCCCCGGCAGCCCCGGCAGCCCCGGCAGCGGCGCCTGGCGGGCGAAGGAACCAACTGAACATGTTCGGCCGGCGGCGTACTGCCGATAGCGCAACTGACGCGTATGGCGGGCGTCGCCAGCCGGCTACCGGCGGCATGCACTTCAGGCTTCGTGACCTTCGCCGGCGCGGAGACTTCATTGTCGGGACTGTGCTCTGGGACCCTGACGTGACTGCAGAGATGTCGGGCGGCAACGTCATGCACAGCATCGTCTCCTTTGTGAAGGGCGAGAGCTCTCGCAAGGACCGAGGCATTGACCTCGGCAACATCGGGCGCGTTGTCGTCGAGCCTGGCGAGCTGGACATCGATGCCGGCGTTGCAGTCGTCCGGTTCCGTAGCTCTGAGGCGCGCGCGTTCCCGCCCGAGTACATCTCGCTGGATGAGGGAGTGCCGAGGCATGACCCCTCGCACTAAAACTCTTCGGCTGTTCAACCGGCACCCGCAAGGGTACGCGCTCAGCTTCGAGCTGGCCTTTGGCGGCGCCCTGGCCTCGCCTGGTCTGCGGCGGCGCAGGGCTGTCTCGACCTCTGTCAACATCCAACGCAATCAGCATTACGACGTCTGCGAGGCGCTCGGGCTGACGCTAGCGGCTGCGGAAGCGCTCTGCGCTGCGTCAATGGACGTGAAGCGGCTGGCCGGTCAAGGGAAGCTAGAGCAGGTAGTTTGGCCGCCTGATGTGGTCCCTGTAGCTTACGTGCCTCCACCGGTGCCTGACCCCGAGCCTGAGCCCGGCCCCGAGCCCGGCCCCGAGCCCGCACTGGCGGCAGCAGCTGTTCCGATCGCGCCTGCTCCAACACGCCCGCAAGTGGTTATCCCTGATGAGGGCTGGACGATGCGCCAGCTTGAAGACTTTGCAGCAGCGAACGACATCATTACGCGCGGCGCGACACACAAGACCGCTCTGCTTGATCGCGTGCTGCGAGGGATCCGAGGCGAAGTCTGATGGCGAGGCGGTTGTCAGAAGAGCAGCGGCAGCGTCGCCGTGCTGATGCTTCGCTCAAAGAGGTGCGGCTTCCTGAGCTGAACGGCGCCGGGCTCAAGTTGGCCCAGCCTTGTCGGGTCTGCGCGCTGTCTCAAGTTCGCCCTGAGGTCTTGCGGCTTATCCATGAGGACCGCTTTGCTGGACTGTCGCTGCGTAAGCTGGCGGCCAAATACGCTGACGTGATGATCAAGCACTGCAAGTCTTCACCATCACGTGAGCTGTACCGGAGGCATTTCGATTCACATCTAGACGGTGACCTGGCTGTCGTGGTGCGCAATGCGCGCGCTGCTGTGGAGGCGCGAGCTCGGCCTGATGCAGAGGCCACTGAGGCCGACCTGTCCGAAGATGATGACGAGTTTGATGAGGAGGCTGAGCCTCCCGAGGCTGAGCTTGAGCTGCCCCCCGAGCCGCTGCCGCCTGTTGAGGCTGCCCCCGCAGCGCTAGCAGTTATCCAGCCTACACCCGCTGCGCTTACGCATCCGGAGCCGGTTACCCAGCGGATGCGTGACGACGACTCCGACTACTTTGAACTGTGGGAGCTGTACGACAAGCTGAAGCCGCTCCTTGAGGGCATCTATAACTCGGCCGCGGCTGAGCTAAAGAACGGCGAGTACAACGCCTACGACCTAGTGCTGCTGCTCAAGATCTTCGGCGAGGGTCGCAAGATGCTTGCAGAGGCCAACCGGATGAAGAACAGCGACCGCCTGATGCGGCTGGTGCTGGAGGCGCACACCAAGCGCTTTGTCCGGGTCCTGTCTGAGCCGCTCGGGCAGGCGCTCAAGAACCACTTGCTGCTCATGCGCCGCGGTGAGCTGCACCCCGACCAGTTCGAGATGTTCCTAAACGACCAGCTCGTTCACATCTTTCAGTCCGCTGCCACCAAATCTCTAGCAATGAGCTGTGAAGAGTACAAGCTCGTGCATTAGAGTGCGCTGCCATGGAAGAGCTGACAAACCAAACCCCCGAGGCGCCTAATGCGCCACCGCCCGCGCCAGAGTCCGTTGCGGACCCTGACGTGATCGAACTGCCGCCGGAGGCTCGAGCCATGGTGGCTGAGACCGTCCAAGGCATTGCGGTGATGTACCAAGCCCTGGGGGAAGAGCGCGAGCGCTACCGTCAGACGGAGGTCGCGCTCCTGAGAGAGATCCACGAACGGCGCCAGGAGCTGCAAAAGCTCATGGAAGTCCTGACGAGGAAACATGTACCTGACGCGCCTGGTCAATGGGATTGGATCCCAGAGGCCGGCGCGTTTGTCCGCAAAAAGAACCCCAGGCCCGCTAACGGCGCTGGAAGATAGGAGCGAGAACGATGGCCAACCCTGCACTTCTCATTCGGAACAACCTGACGGGCGGCAAGACGCTGACCCTTGACATCAAGCTCGACGAAGACCGCGCCATTCGGGACAACGTCCCTGTCGGAGGTACGGTCAACGTCGGGGACGTGACCACCCTCGATGAGCTTCTGCTCAACCCGCAGATGCGAGAGCTGCTCGACGCCAACCCTGCGAAGGCGACCGTCCTTGCCGGCACGGTGCAGGCGCAAGAGGCGACGGTAGCGGTAGCGTACGTCGACGGCGGCGCGAGCGCGGCTGACGATACGCTCATCACAGCTGGGCTTGAGTATGACGCGCTGCTGCTTGAGGCCACGTTGTGGAACGCCACAGCGGCCAGCGGCGGCGTGGCGACTGTGCGTGATGCGGCGGCGGCAGGCGGCAACGCTCTGACGATCGGCTTCAATCACGCGCTGACGACCAAACAGGTCGACGACGGCACGACGAGCACGGGCGCGTTGCAGACCGTTACGGCGGGAACACCGCTGTACCTGCATCGCACTGTCGATGACGGGTCGGTGGGCTACCTGGTCCTTCGCCTGCTGCGGCTGAGCTGAGGCCTGAGCTGAACGCGCCGTCTAGATGTGCGGCGTCAATGCCGCGAGTCCGTGTCGCTTTAGGGCGGCTGACGGTCTCGTGCGCCTTGGCGCGTACGGCCTCAGAGCAGGCGCAGGGCCTCCAAGGTTGGCGAGGTCTTGCGCCTGGTCAGGGGATGCTGTTTACGTTCGCGCCCCCGCGGCGAGCGACCTTCCATATGGGGCGCGTCGAGTTCCCTATCGACCTGGTCTTCGTTGACGCGAACGGCCGGGTCGGGAAGGTCGTTCACGGCGCGCAGCCAGGAGCACGTGAGCGGTGGTCGATGGACCGGTGCTCTGCCGTCGTGGAGGTGCCTGCGGGTACTTGCTCGACCTGGGGTGTTCGCACCGGCCTGGCTTCGTCCTACAACCCGACGGAGCACATCGTCATGGCGGGCGACGAGCACACTGCCGACGACGAGGTCGCGCCCGGCGATGAGGGCTACTACCAAGCGCCGGTCACACAGGAGCGACCGCCTGGGCGTGTGCAGCCAGGCGAGGTAGAGCGCGAGTCACCCAATCGCTTCGAGGACCGCAATCTCACCCCGTCCCCCGAGTCGATGGGGATGGGCGGTGATGTGACCTCTTGGAATGTCGGCAGCGACAGCACGCCCAGCAACTACAATGACGGCGGTGGCTTCGCGAATCATGACTGGCACGACTATCCTGACGGTGTGCCTGGCGCGGCTCCGGGCGGACCGGGCGGTAACGTGATGTCAGCTAGTCTGGCACGTCAGGCGAGCGCCAACGCCGCCTGGTACATGCAGCTGTTTGCGGAGAAGCTCCGTGACCAGTGGCGTACCGCCGGACCGCCGCTGCTCGAATGGCGGCCTGTTGCGGCTCGAGGCCTGAAGGTCGAAGCTGTCGAGGTTACCGCTGCGGACATTCAAGCGTGGATCCATCAGGCGGCGACCCAGGACCGCGCACTTCGGCGCTTGCGCCCTGACGTGGTCGAGGCGACCGCTGAGGCGTTCACCTCGTCTGTAGGGCTGCCGATGATCCAAGCTGCACTCGAAGCATCTGGGGCGGCTGATCGAGTCATGCTCACGGATGGTAGGATACTGATGCACCGCGGGGCAGACCCGCATAGGAGCGATAATGGACTTGCAAGCCAGCCTCTCTGAGATTAACCAGACCCCCGAGCAGGTCCGAGCGCGGCGCGCGCGGCGAGCTCGCCGAGAGCGCGAGGTCTACGGCCCGCTCCGCGCGGCGATCCAGGCGACAGTTCGGCGTGCCCCCAAGCGCGCCACCGAAGACGAGTTCGACTTCGGCGCGGCTTCACGCCGTCAGGCAGCAGACCCGACGCTGATGGGGAGACCTCCGATTGCGTCGCCTGAAGGCGCAGCGCTCTGGGGCGAAGAGGAGGGCGAGCGACCACTCAAGTCAAACCCGGCATCCGACTCGCCCTTTTCAGGGCCACAGCAGTGGTCAGCGCAGCTTAGTTCTACGATGCAGCGCGCTGAGGAAGCGCGCGTGGCACTACAAAATCTCGAAGCGACTGCGCGCGCAGGACGTAGCCCGCACACTGCCGAGGGACTACGCAGTCCGATGGCGCAGCTTGCAGCCGTAATCGACGAACTAACGCACGTCGCAACATCCCGAACAGGCCAAGGTCCCGAACTGCTCCGTGCAGAACAGGGCGTAGCCAGGGCGAGGCAGGAGCTTGATGCGCTCTCTGAGCAATCACTGGAGTTCCACTCGCCCGGAGCAAAGTCGCAGGGCATACGTGCGCTGGTCGCCCTAAGCCATGCCATTGCGGACCTGCGCGACTCTTTGGGGTCGATGCGCGAGATCGCGGCGGGCGTCAAATGGAACATGGGCGCTGACGGCGGCGAGTGGCACCCGCTTGATCGGAACGTGCATCCTGGGCAGGCGGCCATTCAGGCGGTGGCTTCGGTGCTCTCGGACCTGGACCTGCCCACGCTCTACAACTTGCGCTACGGCGGGATGCGGCGTTCGTCCGGTAAGGGCAACGGCATCGAGACTGGGCTTATCTACGTCGAGATGTCGATGGAGTCGATCTCTGGTCACAAGGCAGTCATCGACATTCCTGTCGTGGTGCGTCAGAGCCGGATGCTCGCGCCTGGCACGATGCTCTACAACGGCGAGCAGCGTGTCATCACGCAGTCGGCCTTCGACGAGATCCTCAAGCGCGGCACCTTCTACATAAAGGAGCCCGACCGCCGCAACATGTACGCGCCGCCTGTCGAAGGCTCACAGCAGCGGAAGGTGCCGCTGATGCGGCCCGGCGTTTACGGTCAAGGCTTGAACCGGCAGCTCTTCGCGCGCCAGGCCAATGTCGGCCTGCCTCCTCCTGGTTGGGACGTCAATATGGTCCCTGACCCAATAACGGGCGAAGAGACATGGAAGCTGGTAGACCCGCAGGGACAAGAGCATGCAACGAGTGGCCCTCCTCTGTATTTCGGGATGCTCAGCCAAGAAGAGGCCATTACTTACGCGCGTAAGCTCGATAAGCAGCAGAAGCATCAGCAGAATACACCCTCGCAGGATCAGCTCACACAACAGCAGGTTCTATTTGACCAGATGACACCTGAGCAGCGCGCGCAGAACATGGGCATGTCGATGCAAGGGCGCCGCGTCTTTGCGGGCCGCGACCTCGCGCACATCGACCCGGCTGAGCGTGAGCGCCCGGCCATCGTGGTCGGCTGCGACGTGAAGCCGACCGAGGAGCTGTGCGTCTACGGGCGTAACGGTAATCGCTGGACGATCCCAGCAGGCACTGCGGGCGTTGTGCTCACGGACACCGGTGCAGGCGCAGCCTACAAGGTCTGGTGGGAGGAGCTTGGCTTTCACGCGGTCGTTCCAGGGGACATGCTCAAGAAGGCATAGGAGTGGTGCGTGCTGATCGAAGTCGAGCCTATTCCCGACGACGGTGCCTCGCTGTGCGACGACATCGCGGGCATTCTTGCCGTCTCCGTCGGGACGGACGACAGCGGTCCACACGCTGACCTCGACCTGGAGGGCCGCGCCCTCATTGTCCCGGCGCCGAACGCGATCGAGTGGGCGACCGGCGACCGCTGGTGCAGCTCGAGCTCGCTCTTCGAGTTTGTTCGCTCCTACCAGACGATTCGCGACTTCTTCGAGCTGCGCTGTCCACTCTGCAACCCCGGCGGTGCAGAAGACGGTGAGCCCGGCGACTGCTGGGGTAAGAGCCGGATGTGGCTCGAGTCAGAGACGCTGTTGGTCTGGGACACCGCGAACCGCGAGGACACCTGCCCTCGCTGCCATACGACGCGGGCTGAGCTGGAGACAGACGGACTGCTCAAAGGCTACAACCAGATGCACCTAGTGGTCGGAATGCGTGCAGGCAAGTCGATGACCGCTGCGCTGATGGCGACCTTCTTTGAGCACCGCTATCTAACGATCGCGCACGGCTACCAAGGCGGCTTCCACGAGTACCTCGACATCACGAAGGCTGAGCAGTTCGAGGGGACCTTTCTTGCAGCTAACGCCGTCCAGTCCAAAGACACGATCTGGTCGAAGTACATGGGCTTTAGGACCAACTCGACCTGGTTCAAGCGCTACGTTCCGTGGTTGCGTCAGCAAGAGAAGCTCCAGCCTCGGACGGGTATGCGGCTGTGGCGCTACGAGGAGGCGTCTAACAAGATCATCAATGAGCACCCGAACGTGCGCCTGGTGATCAACTCGCTCAACACCAACTCCGGCGGTCAGGCCGGCCGTACGCGCGTGTGGGGCTTGGTCGACGAGCTCGCTCGGATGAAGCAGACCGAAGGCACGCAAGGCGCGCAGGAGATCTACCGAACCATCGAGGCGTCGATGCGCACGGTGCGTTCGCGCGTCACAGCGCTGAACGGACACCGCTGGCTCGGAGCGATGGTCTCGGTGACGTCGCCGATTGCGCGTGATGACGTAGCGATGCGGCTGCTGCGCAAGTCGGTCGACATCCCCGACATGTACTCGAAGCACTATCCGACGTGGCAGTTCAACCCACGCGAGCCGGAGGAAGGCTTCGAGAGCAACCGCATGAAGGACCCGATCGGCTGGCAGCGCGACTTCAAGGCTGACCCGGCCGGCGCAGAGTTCCCGCTCATCCACGACGAATACTCGTGGCGCATTCTTACCATCGACGAGGACCTGAAGCCGAACGCGCGCTTCGACTACTATGACCGCTACGCGGCGACCGGCCAGGAGTATGTGGCTGTCCGACTCCGCGACGCTGAGCTAACGATGGACATGAACCCGCGGGTCATCGTCTTCGACGCCGGCAAGAACTTCGACGCGTTCGCCGGCGCGTGCGCTCATCGCGAGGTCGAGGTTGACGACAACGGCCGCGAGCGGTTCATCACGGTCTTCGACTGGATCATTCGAATCCTGCCGACAGTCGGGACGGAGGTCTACTTCGACTCCGTGCGCGACCTGGTGCAGTCCATTCAGACACGGATGCTCATTTCGCGGGTCCAGTTCGACCGCTGGAACAGCGTGCAGCTCATTCAGCAGATCCGTGACATGGGCATCGAGAGCGAGCAGCACTCAATCAAGGACAAGGACTACGTCAACTTCAAGATCGCGTGCTACAGCCAGCTTGTACGCATGCTGCCACCGGACTCGAAGGACTTCAAGATGAGCGACGACGGCCGCTACCGCTGGGTCGAGGACCCACCCTTTATGTCAGCGGAGTCAGCGGCCATCTACGAGATGCTTGGACTCGAGCAGGACCCGGACACCAACCGTGTCTACAACCCGAACAAGGGCCGTGAGCGGGGCTGGAACTGCGGTCGAGGCGACACACCGGTGGCTCTGTCTGACGGCTCCCGTAAGCTGCTGAAAGACGTCGAGGTCGGCGACCAGGTGCTTGATCGAACCGGGCGGGTTCAGCGCGTTGAGCGTCAGTGGTGCGAAGGAACGCCGTCACAGCTCTCCGAGCTCAAAGTGTATGGCCGCCCACCACTGTACTTCACCAAAAATCACGAGTGGCCAGTCTGGGCTTGGGCACGCCATTGCCAGTGCGGCTGTGGCGCAGACATCAAGCCGGGGAAGCTGTATGCCTCCGGACATAATGGAGGTCGCGGCAGTGGGCAGGGTGGTGTTGTTGTCTGGACCAGCGCGAGCGGCAACAAGCACTGCGCGCGCCTGCCTGACGGGTACGATCCTATCCAGCGGTTACAGACAAGCGAGATGCGAAAGGACGATTTCCTCCTCGTTCCCCGGAAGTTTGACCCGGTTGACACTGACGTAACGGAAGACAAGGCACGGCTGCTGGGCTATTACGCTGCCGAAGGTCATCTCCGCGACGGAAAGATTTGGTTCGCTTTTGGTGCACATGAACGGGACACGTGGGTCGCTGATGTTACTTCCATTCTGGAAAAAGAAGGTATCCCGTCAACCGTGAAGTGGGTGCCGTCCAAAAAGCCAGAGTACACCGACGACGAAACGCGCGGCGGTATTGTCATCTGGACGCGCAACCTTCAAGGCAAAGTAGACACAACGCCCCTGCAAGACTGGCTGCGAGCGCACGCAGGCGTCGGTGCCCGAGCGAAGCAGCTCAGCGAGGAGGTCATGCGGTGGCCTGTGCGCCTGAAGCGTCAGTTCTTGATCGGGCTGTTTCGCGGAGACGCTACACAGGGCTGGAGCACAAGCGGTGACGGCTACGCGCGATTCGGCGTTGTGCTGGGCGTCGTAGCGGAGACGCTCGTTGACCAGGTTGTCCTGCTGCTTGCCCAGTGCGGGTTCCCTACTCGACGGACGATCACGCGCTATGCGAGCGCTCACCAAGCAGACATGCACTATGTCAAGATTCCTGTGCCTTGGGCTTACGACTTTGCAGAGATGGTTTGGGGGCGCTCCGTTGAGCGTAAGACTTCAGCCCGTCCATCACGTTCAAGCCCGATGGTCGACGACGACTTTGTTTACCTGCCGATCCAGCGCGTGCAGCTCGTTGACAACGACGAGCCCGTCTACAACCTGACAGTGAGCGGTGACCATAGCTACCTCGTCGGCGGTGTTGCGACGTGGAACAGCAATGACGTCGCGCAGGTCTGCGTGCACGCGCACAAGCTCATCCAAGAGCTGGGCTACACTGAGAAGCAAGGCGACCGGTCACGGCGTGCAGCTAAACGTCGTGCCGAAGGCGGCGCAGCGCAGTGGGGGCAGCGTAGTGGCGGAGGCGTAGCTCGCAACCAGGGCGCGGCCTCGGTCCGTAACTGGTCCACGAAGCGAGGTTGGTGATGGGCTGGTCGGGACTGGAACTGCGCCAGAACTTTGAGCGCATCTATGCGAACTTGCCTAGGTCTACACCTGAGCAGCAGCAGAAGCTCGTAAGCTACCTGGCCGCGCTGACCAGCATGATGGAAGACGCCGGTGACGGAGAGCTAGTCGCTGCGTACCGTGCGGCAGGTCTGTCTGCGCACCCTGAGGCTGGCGTGATTATTGATTCGTTGAAGCCGCAGCCGCTACCTAAAGCCTACCTGGCTGGACCAGGACGTGTAGATGTCGACACATTCAAAACCGGGTATGAGCCTGAACTCCCTGAGCCGGACTGGGACGACGACGACTACGTGGCGTGTCCAGAGTGCAGTATGGAGACGCTCGACAGTCCAGAAGGCTGCGAATACTGCGGTGCGGAACTGGTCTTTGACAGGGAAGCTGCGGTTGATCCGGTGTTTACGGACGAGAATGAGCTGGACAGGGCGCTGGAAGATCCTGCTGACGGCTCTCCCGGTGGCGGGGTGGGTACGCTGTTCACTGAGCTGTATGGTCCGGCTATCGAGTCGGACGATGCCTTGGTTCCGAGCCGCTCGACTGAGGACGTGAAACACAACGACCGCACGCGCGAGACGACTGCGGCGGTCGACGACGCGCCGCCTGGCTACGGTCTGCCGTACGCGTCTCCTGGGCAGCGTAAGCCGCACCCGCGCTCACCTGAAGCCGATGAGCTAGACTACCCGCTGTACGGGGATGACGTCTACATGCGTGAGCTGCGGAACCGCGACAAGCCCTCTGTCGAGGAGCGCGACATTGAGCTGGCGAGCGTCGAGGTGGTGCCTGGGCAGGGCTACGAAAACATTCGCGCGGTGCTTTCGTTAGCGACGGACGCCGAGCGGGACTACTGGGCGCGTTGGTACGACCGCGGCGCCGCCGATGTCGAGGAGCTGGCGGCAGTGTATTCGCTGCCGAAAGACCGCGTTGCCGGTGCGACTGCCGTGCTGTCACCGCAGCTTCGGTGGGAAGAGAACATCGACGCGACAGAGAAGATCATCGTCGGTCGGCGCGCGCCGGCTTACGGGCAGAACCAGACGAAGGCCAAGCGGATCATCGAAGAAGGCGCGCTGGAGCTCGTCAGCGGGCCGAAGGTCGAGGTCTTCTATGAGTCGCTTATGGCGCCCGAGGAGACGCGGAAAGAGATCGTGCTTGACGGGCACGCCATCAACATCTGGCGCGGCGTGAAGGTCCGGCTTCAGAACCAGCCGCCGTTGACGGACGATGAGCGCGAGCAGGTCATTCGAGACTACGCGCAGGCTGGGCTCGACGAGGGTCTAGAGCCGCAAGAGATCCAAGCGATCACCTGGGCGATGTGGCGAGCTGCGGGCGCGCCTGCTCCTGAAAAGCCCGCGCCGCAGACCCGGCTGCACGTGGGGCGCCGCACGGCTGAGCACGTCGACGCTGAGAGCTTCTGGCGCGAGTACATCACGCGCGTCGAGGAGCACGCTGCGGGCGCCGACGAGGATGACGACCCCGATGACCTCGACATGGAAGCGGGCGGCATGGGCGTGAGCCTGAAGGACCTGACGAATGGCCGTGTCGATGCGCCGCTCGCGCAGTCGACGCCGTGGGACCAGAGCTACGGCCAGACCCGCGACGCCGACAACTATGAAGGAGGGGGCTCGATGATCCACATGGGCGCTGCGGCGTACCAGCCGCAAGAGGGTGACGTCATTCGCGGCGACGGTGGTAAGCGTGTGTACCGGCTAGGGACTCCGAGTTACGGCGGGCTCGGTACACGGTGGCGTCTCGAAAAGCCGGACGGTGACTACACCCAAACTTTTGAGGATGACCTCATCCGCGACGTAGCGAAGGGACACTGGGTTGTTGAGCGCGACGGGCAGCCGCTCAGCGTAGAGCCAGCCGGGCCAATAAAGTGGTCGTGCGGGCATCGTCGTGAAGAGGACGATGATTCGTGCCCGATCTGTGATGCGTTTGGGCGCCCGCGCGTGACTGCGCAAAAGGCTGTCAGCGTGCGCGAGTTTGAGGACGACGAGCTGTGGGACTTGCTCATTCTCGAAGGTCCGCCCGATGACTGCGAAGAAGACGATGTTCGCGCGTGGACTGGTGATCCTGCTTACGACGCCGCAGTCCGCCCTGTCGGCGTGCAGCTTCGTGACGAGGTCGACATTGCGCTCAACGACTTCTTCTATCTGTGGCTGCACGGTCCGCAGAAGCCGCCGCTCGACCAGCTCCCTGTGTGGGACCAAGCAGTGACCGACGCGGTCATCGACTGGTTCGAGACAGGCAGCGGCATCTGGTACACGTGGCTTTCGCTCGAAGGACACGGCACAGGTATCTGGGACAAGCTCGCTGATGAGCTGCACCCCAACCCGGACAGAGACACCATCGCGGACGTGCTGCACCAGTACATCACAGCGCAGCCGAACGTGCAGTATGCCCATCAGGCACTGTTGGGCGTTTTGCAGAACCAGATGTTCGACGCCTGTCCTGAAGACGCTGATGACTTTGACGAAGACCTTAGCGACGAGCCTGAAGCGACGTTGCCCGCTAAGTGGAGCTGTGGGCACACGCGGGAAGAGGGTCAGGACTCTTGCAAGATTTGCGACCTGTTTGGGCGCCCGCGTGTGACTGCGCAGCGACAGCCCTGGGTCTGCGTCGACATGGACGGGACGATCCTCGAGAAGCCTGAAGGCGCGCGGACGCAGCAGGACTACATGACCAACTTCGGTGACCCTATCGACGGAGCTGCTGACGCGCTGCGTGAGCTGGCGTCGCTGGGCTGGCGCATCTCGATTTACACAGCGCGGTTCCAAGACCTCGACGAGGCTGAGACTGCGCAGCTCGAAGGCGCGATTGCGGCTCACCTCCGGTCGTGGCAGATACCATTCACGGACGTGTGGACCGGACGTAAGCCGCAGTGCGATTACTTCGTCGACGACAAGGCGATCCAATTCGACGAGGACTGGTCCGCTGTGTTGACACAGCTCGCGGTGGAGCCCATGCCCAAGAAGCCAGACAAGACTGACAACGACGGCAGCGCAGCAGGTTCGATGGACTCACTCGTTGATCCACTTGCAGATGAGGCGCACGGGCGCACCGTCGATTTCGCGCCGTCGCCAGGCCGGCCAAGAGTAGAGGACGTGTTCGGATGAGCGACGGAAAGAAACAAGGCGGAAGCAGCGGACGTAGACCGCCAGGACCTGCTGGCCTCGGCGGCATTCATGATGCCGTTCGTCGCGAGGCCGCTGCAGATCCATATGTGCACGGCGCTGACCGAATGCACAGCGGGATGCCTCCCGAGGTTGCTGCGAAGATGCATCAGCGCATGAGCAGCTTCGTGCCGAAGATCACGACAGGTGCGGCTCGCGCTGAAGACTTCTTCGACGGCATCCTGCCTGAGGGTGCGAATCTGGCGCCGGGCGCTGGCAAGGGCTATCGTGAGGCGCTTCAGAAGTCTGCAAAGGTCGGAAAGAGGGAGGCTGCTAGCGGTGGGTTCTCGGGGACGATCTCGGACAGCTCGTCGGGCGGCTCGTTCTCGACGACGCAGCGTCCATACCAGCCGGAGTTTGAATCGCCGGACAGGCAGCAGTACCCCGTCCATCGCAACCTCGCGAACATCTATTGGCGCCTCTTCTACAAGCTCGACCCGATCATCGGTAATGGCGTCGACATGTTCTCAGAACTTGCTTGGGGCAACTTTGAGCTGGTTGGTGAGGGTGTCGACGGCGAGATCAAGGACACGCTCGAGCTCATGTGCGAGACCACCCAGGTCCGCGCGATGCTCCCCTACTTCGTGAAGGAGTACCTCGTCCTGGGCGAAGCGTGCCCGCATCTGTTCTACGACGAGGACGCCAGCATCTGGAGCTACATCGGGATGCACAACCCCGACCAGCTGGAGGTCATCTACACACCGTTTGTGAAGATGGACCCGATCGTGCGCTTCAAGCCAGACATGCGGCTGCGCCAGGTGCTCACGTCGCAGCACCAGATGACGACGGCGCTGCGTGAGTCGATGCCGGCTGAGCTGCTCAACGCGCTCACTTCGGGACAGCACATTGAGCTGAGCCCTACCAACTTCACGTTCATTGCGCGCAAGATGCATCCCTACGATGTGCGCGGCACCTCTATCCTCTCGCGTATGTGGCGCGCGCTCATGTACGAGGATGCGATCTTCAATGCGAGTATCGCGACCGCGCGCCGTCACGCCGGTCCCATCAAGATCGCGAAGCTGGGTGATCGCAACACCGGCTGGATCCCTGACCCTTCACACGAGCGTAAGCTCTTGGAGCTGCTGGCCCAGGCTGAGATCGATGTCAATGCGTGGATCGTCTACCACTACGGCGTCGAGTTCGACATGGTCGGCACTACAGACCGGGTGATGACCATCGACCGGCACTGGGAGCTGATCGAGAGGATCAAGCTCATCGCGCTCGGGATCAGTAAGGCCTTCCTCCATGGGGAGGTCACCTATGCGTCTGCGGCCTCGGGCCTGACCGTATTCTTGCAACGTCTGAAGGCGCTGCGCGAGTTCTTCGAGAACACCTGGATCTATCCCAAGTTCTTCCGGCCTATCTCGGTCATGAACGCCTGGGTCAAGCCGACGCAGGCCGAGCTCGCGCATAAGGTGCGTACGCGGCGGTCACACCGTGAGCTGCTTGAGGATAACCGTTATATCATGCCGCGGCTCGAGTGGGACCGTCAGCTGGACCCCAGCGTGGACCAGGCGCAGATCAACGCCATACAGGCCTTAACTCAGATGGGGATCCGCTTCAGCAAGCAGACACTCAGCAGTCTGGTCGGGCGTGACTGGGAAGAGGAGCTCAACCAGCTCGCTCGCGAGACAAAGATCGAACAGAAGGTTCTCGAAGAGAACCCTGACCTCATGTACGCCCAGGGGCCGGGCGGTGAAGGCGGAGCACCAGGCGGAATGCCGGGTGGTGGTATCGGCGACCCGAACGGAATCGTCCCAGGTCTGCCAGATGAGGCCCTTGGCATAGAGCCTGGCACAGACGGGCCTGATATGGGTGGCACACCGGAGCCTGGTGGCGAGGAAACTGCGGGTATCCATGCAGGTGAGGGTGACGAAGGCGGTCCCGGCCGCGAGGGCGACGACGCCGAGGACCCTGAAAAATCGGCCATATTGGCGGACTTTCGGCGGCTATTGGCTGGAGATTTGCCGGAAGAGGAGGTCTTTGTGAACCTGTGGGCTCACATGGAGGAGACTGGCACAGTTCAGCAGCTTGAGGACCTTCTTTTGGCACACGACCCAGGCGCAGTTGACCTCATCGAAGACTGGTTGCTTGACATCGGCGGCCCGGTGGCACGGGTCCGTGCCATTGTTTCCTCCATGAAGCATATCCTAAACGAGGAAACATTTTCGGATGAGCGCTCAGCGAAGCTGCTTCAGTGGGAGCGGGAAATGGCCGAGGAGTCCGTAAATTGGGGTGGAAGCGGCCTTTTGGTAGGGAAGGGCACGCCTCCGCGACGCTAGACTCCTCCCGCGCGGCTGCCGGTACGCTGCTCCTATGTTGGCGTGAGCGGGGAGAACCAGGGTCTCGGCTTCCGCAAGACGGGACGCGGCACCTCATTAGGGGTTGTCCGTAAACCGTCTGAGCACCAGGACCGCAAGGCTGGCACGACCGACACCGCCGAACAGGAGCGCGAGAACGAGAACTCGCGACCTGCGCACACGACGACTGGCTCCGGGCAGGGACAGTAGTGGGCGCACTTCCTTCCTTCGATGAGGCGTTCAACCGGCGTACCGCTAAGGTGCGTACAGTTGCGCGTGGTGTTCATGATGTGCGAGCTGGCGGGCTCCGGAAGCTCGCTCGCGAAGAGCTGGGAGTCGGCGGCGGTGCGCCACTTTCGCAAGCCGTCGGCACCAGCTACTTCATTGGGGGCGCACGGAAGCTCGACGTTCGCGGACTGGTTGAGCGGGTCGCAGACCTGTATTCGATCAGCCCCGACCCGAGCGACTACCTATTTGAGGCCATTCGGGCCAACACGACGAACGCGCCAAACGAAAACAATGACGGCTTTCACCAGAATGAGCTGCTTCGTTTCGACCTCCGGCTCGGAATGCCTGTCTACTACACGTACAGCGGTAAGCCGCACCACGTAGACCATCGCACCGAGAACCCGCACGCAGCCCGTGGCGTCATTGTCGACTCGCACTACAACACAGACACGCCGCCACTGACGCACTGCCCTGGCTGTCGTCTCAAGACAGCTGATCGGCAGAACCGCGACGAGTCCGGCCTGCATTGCCGCCGATGCGGCACACTGACGGCAGACCACTTTGTCGAGATCCTAGTCGGCGTCGACATGAAGAAGGACCCGCTGTTCGCTGAGGGTGTCCGTACCGGGCGCTTGGCCGCGGGTTCGATGGGCTGTAATTGCCTCTCGACTGTTTGCAACGTCTGCAACCACGTCGCCTATTCGCGCCCTGAGTTCTGCGAGCACATTCGCTCCGGCAACAAGGGCTCTCTTTGGGTCCGCAAGCACGGTGGCTGGGCCAAGAGCAACAAGACCGAGGTCGGCCGCGCGCTCAGTAAGCGCGGCTACAAGTTTATCGAGAACGACTTCTGCTACGTGAAGCTCGACGGCTTCGAGGCGCGGAAGGCGTTCGAATACTGCCAGGGCGTGATCTTCGACGAGTATTCGCGCGTTGATCAGCCTGCCGATCCCAAGGCGCTTCAGCGAGAGATCCTGAAGGCCGCTCACGTTCAGGTCCCGGCGGGTGAGGTGCCGACTCCGGCCCAGCTTCGATTGGAGACCGAGCACCTGTTGCGCGCCGCCGCCCAGGTTGAAGAGGAGTCTCAGATGAGTCGCAGCGCCAGTAACCGAACCGCGATGGATATGCCAGGCGATGACCTGGGTATGGCCGCTGACATGGACCTGGAAGCCCTCGAGCTTGCGCCCGGCGAGGTCGCTGAGGTTCGACGTGTCGACGAGGCCGAGGGCGAGATGTTCTCTGGCGATGAGGAGCTTCTCGACGAGAACGGAATGCCGCTCGACCCAACGGTGGCCGGCGACGTGCCTGCGGCGCCCGGCGCTCCTGGCGTCGCACCGATGGGCATCGAGCAACTACAAGAACAACAGACCGGCGTGCCAGCAGGCCCCGCTGGCTTGGCAGCGACCGCACCACAAGCGAGCCGAACGGCTCCACGCGGAAAGAGTCGTCGGAGGACTGCAATGCGTCGTTTCGCTCAAGCGTACGCGGACTGGACTGTTGAGGTGACTGAGCAGGGCAACGCCCGCCTCCTCGACGGCAACAAGAACGCTCTTCTGGTGGTGCGCGGCTCTGCGACACAAGTGGAGGCTCGGCATGAGTTCGGCAAGCGTGTCCTCGCCACGGTCCTTGACCACGGTGTCGTTGAAGCTGCTCGGCGGCTGAAGGCGCTGTGGACACCTAAGGTTGCTCAAGTCGTCGACGGCGCCATGAACGACATGCAGGGATACGACGACCACAACCAGCATGGGTCCGTTCTCGACGGCGAGGACAACGACATGCAGCTCTCTCGCGAGACGCCTCCGGCGGATACGCGTGTTGACGCGGTCGGCTCGGACGACATGGCTGAAGACGGCCGCGGCTCACCTCCGGCGCACACGCTCGAGGACGGCGAGATGGACCACGAGAAGAGCGTCGAGCAGAACCCCAGCTCGCTCTCGGCAACTGACGAGGACACCAACGACATGGAGCACAAGCGACCTCCCTACAACGTCGGGAAGGGCAAGTCTCCGCTGGATGACGGCATCGTTGACCATGCGATGGGCCAGACCGCCAAGCGCAAATACGCCTCCAAGGCCAGCGCGTCCTCTGCGCTGAAGCAGCTCCTCAAGGTCGGCAGCTCGATCAAGCACGGCCCGAGCGGCGAGAGCTGGAAGGTCACGGACGCGAAGCGGTCGAGCGCCAAGGAGTGTCAGTTCTTCGGCCCTGTCTCGGCGGTCGTACAGAAGGGGAGCTCGATGCGCCGCATTGGTGCGCGTGACCTGCTTGACTACTGGCACGCGCTCGACGCCAGAAAGCCTGCGCCTTCTCTCGAGGATCGTCGGCGGGCCGCTGCGCCGCCGCCTGCTGCGCCGCCAGCTGCAGCCGCCGTCTCTGACGCCGAGCGCAAGAAGTATGAGGCGCGGCTCCAGAAGCTGACGCTGTCACGCATCGCTAAGGTCAAGGCTGAAGCCGAGGCTGACGCGGGGCTGAAGATTCACGCAGGCATTGATGCCTTCTGCCGCGCACTCCGCATCGTCGCGAAGCGTCAGTCTGCCGGACTTGAGCGGTCGCCAATTCGGCAGGCTGCTGAGGCCGCGCTCTGTGAGCGTCGAGCCATCGGCACGGACGCCGCATCGCGACAACCGATCATGTTCGACGGGCTCGATAACGAGCTGGGCAGCTACCTCGCTGCACAGATCGAGCAGCTCGGACAGAGCGACCATCTCGAGCTTTCGATTCGGCGCGCACGCGAGCTGATGAAGAAGGGTGACCAGTACCTGCTGGACGCCGAGGCTGATCTCAAACGAGTCGAGCCCTCTCTTCCGAAGGTCACCGCCTCGGTGCTCACGCCGGTTGACCCGGCTGCGCTCCAGGCAGCTCAGACACGGCAAGCTGCTGTGTCGGGCAATTTTCAGGTCACCCCTGCTCCGGTCGATGACGTTCCAGTCGGGAACGTCGGGAACAAGCGGAGCGCGATCCGCGGCGCGGTCAATGGGACGTTGGTGAGCAACACGCTCAACCAGCTTCGCCAGGATCCGTCCTAGCCGCTCACACATGACAAAGGAGTAGAGAAGAATGGGTTCTCTCAATGACGGCAGCCCGGATCTTGCATCGTTCACGGGCCAAGTGTTCAAAAAGGGCCTCGACCTCGGTCGATGCACCATCAAGCGCGACCTCGGCGTGTACACGACCGCGGACGGCACAACGCTTCGTGCGGGACAGCTTGTCTCGCGTGACGCCACTGGCCTCGTGATCCCGGCGACGGGCGCGGATGTCTTTGGTGTCGCGAAGTGGAACAAGCAGCAGTTCGGCGTTTCTGTGAACGTCGACGAGCCGCTCGTGTTCACCTCGGCGGCGCAGGTGCTCAACCTGAAGCGTCCCAACGTGTCCAACGTGGCCATTCGCGCGGCAGCAGGCTTCGGCTCTGCAGCCATCGCGCAGGCGGGCAACTACACAGTGGTTGCCGCCAACGGCACCGTCGCGGACATCGGCGGCAACCTGGTCGCGCTCGGGACGGTCTATGTGACCTACACCTACGCGCTCGCTGACGCCGACTTCGAGTTCGACGGCAGGGACTTCAGAAACCAGGCGAACGACGATGTCACGGGGTCCGAAGGCAAAATCACAGTCATCACCGACTGGTCGCTGCTCTACACGATGGAGTGGGCCTCGGGCGCCGGCATCACGGGCGGTGCGACGATTGGCGACTACGCTCTGACCGGCGCGGACTCGAACTTGTACTGCGACGCGCTGGGCAAGTTCAGCAACATCGCGACGGCCAACGAGTACGTCGGCAAGGTGTTTCAGCTGCCGACCGCCCAGGACCCCTACATGGGCGTGACTGTCAGCGGCAACCCGGTGGAAGTCTGATCAACTGTTCGGAAGAACGGAAAAGGAAGGAAAGAAAGATGCCAACGGCACTCAACCCGTATCGCGGTATCGCTTCCGGGCAGCAGGCTCCCTCGCAGCAGCGACAGGCCTCTCGGAACGATCCCAACCCCTATGCACAGCACGTGCAGACCAACGAGGCGCCCGCCATCCAGCAGGCGCGTCAGGCTGGTCTCGACCAGCGGCTGCCTCAGTACGCGCAGCCCATTCAGCGGTTTGCGTCGCACGAGGACGAGCGGTCGTTCGCGCCTGAGGGCACGTTCAACCCGCAAGCCTACGGCGGACACCAGTGGCGAGCTGGCATCCAGCAGGCGATTCCGGACCCGCGGCAGCGCGCGTTCGACAACCGCGGCGAGATCAACGCCTGGGACACTCGAGATGCGCTGAAGCAGATCGCGCACGTGCTCCAGTCGTCGGTGAAGGACGCCAAGACGGCGCGCTTCAAGCGACAGGCTGCCACGAAGATGACCGACGAGCGTCGGCGCATCCTCGCGGCTGCGGCTCAGGACCCCGAAGGCTTCGCGATCATGGGCCAGGAGCTCTTGCTCCCGATCAAAGACCTTGTGGATTACGAGGGCTGGAGCCGTAAGGTCTACCGTGTACGACCACTCGCTCAAGGCGAGCTGTTCCGTATCGCGAAGGACGTCCGCTCCACGGCGTGGGTTATCGGTCAGGACGGTCAGGGCATCGAGTCCCGCCTGTTCGGACGGTACGTCACTCCTTCGGAGTTCAAGATCGGCTCCTTCCCCACGATCGACATCGAGGAGATCTACCAGGTCAACTACGACATCCTTGATCGTGCGCAGGACACCGCTCGTCAGGAGATCGAGCTCGAGGAGGACAAGAGAGGCCGCGCGCTGATCGACGTCGCTTCGCAGACCGTCAACGCGGTCACGGGCTTCGGTACTCTCGGCGTCGGCGCCTTTGAGGACATCCGGTTCCAGGTCGAGAAGCACAGGCTCGTTGTTGAGAAGTTCCTCATCAACCGTGCCGAGCTGAGCGACATCGTGAAGACGATGAGCACTCAGGTGGACCCGGTGACTGAGCGTGAGCTCATCCTCGCCGGCTACATCGGGAGCTTCCTGAACGCCGTCATCCTGACCAGCGCGGGCACGGGCGTCGAAGAGGTTGTCCCTGCGGGCACCGTCTACGCGACGACCGGGCCGGAGTACATGGGCGAGATGGGCATTCGTGTTGAGCTGTTCTCTGAGCCGTTCAACATGTTCAGCCAGATGCGCTTCGTCAAGGGCTGGGCCTTCGGCGAGATCATCGGCTTCGTGATCGTCAACCCGCGCTCCTGCGCTAAGGGCGAGAAGTAAGCCACAGGCTCTCTTTCTCTGGGGGCGTCAGCCTCTTCCTAGGACCGGGTGGCTCATGGCGCAGCCACCCGGTCCACTCAACAGCGCCGTTCCGAACCGGCCGGGAAAGCCGAGGCACAAACAGTGGGTCGAAGGAGGCTACGGCCGGATGACGTGCTTGTCGTCGATGCGAGTAGACAGTTCGTGGACTATGTCCAGTCTGGATTCGCAAGACGCCTTGTCCGAGGTGGATTTGTTTCCGTCTTGCGTCGTTCGCCCTTCACGGTCATTCTGCCGCCCGGACAGCGGGTGCTCCCCAAGATCGACTGGCGTGCGAAGAAGGAAACAAAGATGCAACCGCAATACCGCCAGCCTGGCACCAATTCATTCAACTGGCTCAAGTTCTTCGAAGAAGAGAAGGACATCTGGATCCAGAACATCAGCGCCATGCAGTGGTCCTTTGAGATCGAGCTGGGCGCCGGTCAAGACCACCCTGTCCTCCTGCCGCAGATGCCTGACCCGTACTGTCTGTCAGACGAGGTCGCCTTCGAGCTGCTCAAGAAGAGCACCAAGCTCCGAAAGATCGTCGGCAAGCGCAAGAAGGGTCAGCCGGTTCTTCGGCTCATGGACGGCGAAGAGGCGCACGCCTGGTTTCAGAATAAGGCGAGGCAGCGCAACATGATGGACGCCAACGGTGAGCCCGATGTCGACGCGGCGATGACACA